CATACTTACCACTGTTCTCCGACGGAGTTAGGATAAGAGGAAGTGCTCCTCTAGCTACCTTACCTAGATCTTCCTGAATAGGAATGAGAGACTCTCTGGCCGAAACAATATGAGCACAGTTACGGATATTATAATCTCTGTTGGCAGATGAATAGATATCCGCTGAACCAGCGTTTACAGAGACTCTGTTGCTAGTAAAACCTACCCAAGCACCAATTAGAGAGTTCATCCAATTGTCTTCAGTCTCTCCACTGGCTACTTGAGAGCCTGTATATTGAATTAGAGCGCCGCCAATAGCAGTAGAAGTACCATCAACCTTTAATACAGTCTTTCCTTTGATCGACTGAGTAACGATCTGTAGCTTATTAGCACTTGCTAGAACAGTGAACAATCCACCAGTAAATGCCTGGACATTGAGAGCAGTAACTAGAGCGCCAATTGTTGCATAAGCACCGGCTACGAAAGTAAAGGTTTTGGTTACAGGATAAGTTTGACCAAAATCATTACTAATCTGAATCTTTAGAGTTTCTCCACCAACGAAAGTCATAGGAAAAGTATTGGTAGCTGATTCTAGAACAGCTTGCATATCCATATCACGGGCTTCAATAAATGTGTGAACATATCGTTCATTGGTTTCAGCGACTGTCATGTAACTTGCAACAGTACTTCCAATGGTTGTATCAGAAACGCCTACAAGATGTACAGATTCCCAAGTTCGTGAATCAGCAAGCAAAGCAATATAGCCATTGGCAACGTCGGTGTTATTGAAAGTAGCCGCTGTACAAGAGAAGGTCCATTTATCGCCAACAAAAAAACCATTGGCACCGTTGCTAAAGGTAAATGTAAGACCTGTTTCAGTGACTGTATAAACTCCGCCGGCTGGAATAACAATCTGATCAGTGAAAATCAGTCCATTATCCAAAGAATATTGGAAGGTTGGATATGGAGTTACACCAACTTTTCCAGATCGTGAGATCTTAACAACGATCTGATAATCATTATATGGACTTCCTGATACTGCAAGAACACCATCACTTGCCGTCGGTGAAGTAACTAGTGAAGGAGTAATTGTTCCAATAGTACCTGCAACAGAAGCTGCAATCTTCATTGCATATACTGGGCCACCAGCAACATCTAATAGAACTGCGATAGAATCTAGTAGCTTGCCATATCCAAGAACAGTCTTTGCATCTTGAATGGTGGAAAAAGAGTAAAGTTGATTGACGTTTCCACTTGAACAATTGCCCATTTTTACTTGAACTCCAGTTGAGTTCTGAGCAACGATTCCAAGTGAACCATCTAGAATTGTAGTTGATTGAATTCCGGGGAGCATTTTATTTTCCTTTGTTATTATTTATCTTAGATTCCTTTTATTCATAGCTTTTTAGGACAATGTTTTCCTGCCTTTTCGATGGCGCAATTAAATTCATCTTCACTAACAACTTCACCATTTGCCCACTGATGAAGACTTTTAGCAGATTCGTATAACCAGCTTTTATCTTTAGTGAAATCAATAGAAGGTTTACCAGTTAGTAATTCTGATTTACCGACGAAGTAAACAATAGGAAGCTTTTCTTCCCGCCATTCTTCTACAGTCTTGAGAACGATTTGTGTTTGAACTGATGGTGTTGAGTCTTTCTTTGACATATCTCAAATGTAATGGAGTACCACTACATTTGGAACTTTATTTGCACGCGGAGCGTGCAAATAAATATCTGGGAAAGTCTAAAAGAAAACTAAGGAGGAACTAGTTCACTTGAACCTTGAAGCTTGGAGTGTTTTTCTACTTCATTCACCTTCACTGAACGTAATGGATATCTATGAACGACCATTTCTATAGCCATTCTCAAAGAATAACCAACGCCATTCTGTAGAATGTTTCCTTTATCATAGAAATTTCCATCAAACTCTATCTGAGGTGAATATACTTTGTCTTTGGCGGCGATAATAAACCAGTTAACCATCTCCCAAACAGAATCATAATTGGGGCCAATGAAGTGAATCTCTATTGTTTGAGTAGCTGTTCTTTCAGAACCAGGATTTGCTCCTACATGCTTTGTGCCGGAAAAAGAAGTATTTGTGGGGAACCATACAAGAGCCGTTTTAGTTGTTGAGCCAAAATTTGTGTCATTCAAATGTTCTGCCCCATCAAAGGTAGAAATTTCATAGCCTAGTGGAATCATATAAGATTCGATGAATTGATTTAAGATGGATGAAATTGTGTAACCTATCATTAAGATACCTACTAGATATTACTCTATCTTAGTCTCTATATATATACTCAAGTAAAAATATTTTACTGAGGCTGTTGAAAAAAAGTTGTGTTATACACTCGGGAGATTTTCAATCTCCAAAATACCTAATATAAGACTTTTAGTAAGGTTGGCACACTTGTTGCTTACACTTTCAGTGCAAAAATCTCTTGTTGTTGGATGTTTTAGTGCGCCTTTGGCGCATTTAAATAACATCCCAAATGTAACTGTACTCAGTTGAGTTTTTCTCTGTGTCTGGAATGTTTTATGCATCCTTTGGATGCGTTAAACATTCCAACTCTAACTGTCTTCAGTTAGAGTTGAGATATGTCGATGGATATTAATATTAAAACTAGTAATACTAAAAAGCCGCCAAGAAAAAAAGCTGCTCCAAGAAACAAAGATGATAGAGAACCTATCATGAGACAAGGACCAAGATCTGAAGTCTTAGAGAAGAAGATTGTCGATGTGTATATTCCTCCTACTCCTTGTTGGAATCCAATAAGCGTTAGAAACGCTATTGATCAGCATGATAGAGGACAATCTCAAATGTCTGGAAGACTTGCTGATACAATGACTAGAGACTCTAGAGTTCAAGCATGTTTACATACTCTAGTCTTTGGTATTCTTGCTCTTCCTTTTGAATGGAAATGGTCAACTGATGAATCTTCTGATGGCGGCGAAGTGTTATCAGATATCGTATACAAGCCTACAGAAGAAGATCTACGTTGTTTGGAGATTACTAAAAGATGGTGGAGTGATTTTACCAATAGCTCCATTCTTGCTTCAGTCCTTACGTACGTCGTTAACATTGGCTACGCAAGTATGAGTAAGAACTGGGTATTAGAAAGCGATTACAAAGAGTCTGGAGAAGATTTGTATATCCCTCAGTGCTGGGTATTTCATCCATCCAACGTATGGTATAACACTGGAACGTATGAATATTACATCACCACTTTCGATAAAGGTCTGCTCATTGTAAATGACTCAAATAATGACGAACGAATCCAGATTATTAAACATGCCAATTCAGAACGTCCATGGATTGAAGGCATTGTAAGATCTGTAGGCTTCTTATATCTAGACAAATGGTATGCGTTAAATGACTGGAGAGTATATATAACCAATAATGCAAATCCGCTCAGAGTATTAACTACAATCAGAGAAGACTCCAGTAGAGGCACAGGTTCTGGCGATGGGAGTACAGATATCGAAGATACTTTGGTGAATATTGCAAGACATCAGCAATTAGGTCTTCCTGTTCATTTACCTGAAGGACATAAGTTGGATTTACTTCAGGCGAATACAACAATGACTGCCGATATCTTTGAGAAAAAGATTAAACAAGCTGATACAGAAATTGCTATTGCTTATCTTGGGCAGAATCTAACAACTGAAGTTCAAGGTGGTTCTCATGCCGCCGCTAAAGTTCATGAAAGTGTCTTACATGATCGTATCAAAGCCTACACTAAGACCTTAAATAGTGCCATTCAGTTACTTGTCAAAGAGTTTTATAGATATAATTTCGCCCCAAATGTAAGAGTTCCTGTGCCTTGTTACAATGCTGAGCCTCCAGAAGATACAGATATGAAAATTGAGTCCGCAAGCAAGAAGGCTGACACTTTACTTACACTGGCTAGCGTACTAGAGAAGTCTCCAGAGATGCTCTCTAAAGAGGAAATAGATATGCTAAAGAAGGAGATATTCGGTGGCAGCTAAAGAAGATCTAGAAAGAGCGATAGCAAAGGAAGTATCAAAGGATATTGCATCTCTCATTGATAGAGAATTTGCCGCTAAGAAAAGTCCAAATAATAAACCGTGGGCGCCTAGAAAGAAGGATGGTCAACCTTTTGATAATAGAGACACTGTAAGAAGCTCTATTAGAGTAGAAGCTAGAGGTAATGAAATACTTATTACCTCTACAAAACCATATACAGGATATCTAGATCAAGGTACTCAATATATAGAAGCTAGACAAATGTATGACCAAGACAGACTTCCTTCTAAATGGGCGAATCAGATTGATTCTACAATTGAAAAAGTTCTAGAAAAGAATATAGATTCTGTCTTTGACTTTATAAATAAAAGTAAATAATTATTCGTGTTTATTCATATAGGTTTTCAGTTGATCTGAGATCAACTTCAGAGTCTCTAGTGACGAATTCAATATCTTTTCTTGGCTAGAAAGAATCTTCTCCTGGCTATTAGTGAAGATATTGAAGAGCTTTTCAGTATTCTTAGATTCGTTATCTAAAGATTGTCTGAAATCAGATACTAGATCTTTGATTCTATTATCGTGTGTATTCACTATTTCTTTTAGTGCCGCCGCTTGATCAGGTACGTATTTCCAAAAGAAGAAATAAACTAGGGCGACTAAGAAAGCAAAGTGTAATCCATATTTAGAGGCAATATCCTTGAAAGGTTCGATCATCATTTCCATATCACAAATCTACTGGAGTACCAGTAGATTTGGAACTAATGCTTGCGCAAAAGCACACAAGATTAAATCAGGCAGAAGTTATAACTAGAACAACATAGGAATTGTAAAAAACTTGTTCGTCAGAAGTAGAGGACATCCTTCATATATCTCTAAATACATGACACGTTCTTGTGTAAGTCCTTCTAAATACTGTTCGTAAAACAGATCAATACCAGGAATTTGTTTGGTATATCGAAGATGTGTAAGCAGTTCAAATTGATACATACGTGTAGTTAAGATACGAAGGTTTTTGTTTACATATCTTTTTTTGAGGGCTCTTACAAATTGTATGAAAGACTCTTTAGAAAAAAGAACTCCGTCCAATTTTTCAAAATCTTTCGACATCTTTGAAAAATTAAAACAAAAAGTATTCAGCAACTGACACCTCTCTTTATAAGTTGTTGCTCTCAGATACCCTTTTGATTCAGTAGGTGTGTCTTTCAAACACTCTGTACAAACACAATTTGAAATAATCTTTTCCATGAAAATATATTATTACTTTTTTCGTATCTATAAAATAGAAAAGCCGCCTATTTGGCGGCATCAATTAACTAATTTTTATATTAACTTGTATGTTTACTGCGCCAAACGGCGCAGTAAACATCCCAAATCTACGTGTACTAAGCTAGATTTGCGTTATGGAGCTGTTGCCCTTACTACTTCTCTTGGTAGACCGTTTCCACAGCCACCCATTGCACCCCAAGTAATACGATAGGCTTCCTTTAGAACACGAATGTGATCATTAGGATCAAAACCTTCCATCTGTAGAATTGGAGCCTGAACTACTGAAGTAACATAAGGACGTGCATCACTTGCATTCATTACGTACCAATTTTTGCTTGAGCCAGCAACACCATCAATGGTTGACTGTAGAATAGGCATACGAATGATTTCTACTTCGTAATCTACACCACTGTACTGCATGAAGCTGGAAGCAGCAACTGAAGTACCGGCAGCAGTTCCTGGAACAGCAGCAAGACCTACACCTCTAGCTGGAACACCTACTACCTTTAAAGCCTTGGTGAACAGAAGCATATTGGGAACTACTACATATACCTTTCGTAGACGACTACCATCAATCATGCCATCAAACCAAGGAGCATTTTCCAGAAGGTTCATAGCAGCATCCCAGCCAGCTTCATCTAGATCAGCAGCACCTACATCGTTACTATAAGTACCAAGTGCAGGAACCAGTGGGTTCACTGGGTGGGCAGAGTTGATATGAGTTACACCATCGAAGCCAACAGTATTAGCATTGATGGTCTTTGCTAGTTCTCTACCCCATAGCTGACGAGCACCATCAAGGACACCCTTTGCCATATTCTGTAGTGACAGAAGGCTATAAGTATCCGACAGAAGCTGCTGAGAGAATACCTGGAAGCTGCTCTGTGGAACTTTATAAGTATGGTAAATCACTTGCTTGAAAGCTTGTGGGTCCATAAACTGTCGATCCATACCTACTGGAAGAGATATGGGTGCAGACGAAGAGTTGATTAGAGGCATCGACAATGAATCTGATTTTGGTGAATTTACGAAGTAACTCAGAGTTTCAGCAAGAGTATTTCGTGTCAGATCCATAGCTGTCCAAGCAGTGTTTACAGAAATAAATAGTTCATTGAGATCGTTTGGGGAGGCAATACCTACATTTCCGGCCATTTTATTTTATCCTTTTATCCTTTTATCCTTTGTGTTTAATCTTTCAAATCTAGTTAATAGAAATTACTGAACAAGTACCTTTGTTTCAGTTGCAGTAAATCCAAGTTGCTTGAGGGCGAAAGCATTTGCTCCACCTGAAGTCTTGCCAACTTGCTCATTATCCTGCACGTAAACTGTTCTCATCATAGTAGAAGCATCTGGAAGATCTCCAGCTTTGCTCTTCATCCACATAGAACCACGTCGGAATACCATCTTCTTCGCTACATCTACTAAGCTAGATCGTGCATCATAAGTGTCCATTGCAATGCCCATCAGCGCTGAAGTAGCGCCAGGATTGCTAACAGCCGCCTGAATCTTACCACCTGAAATCATAGCGAAAGTACCCTTTAGAATGTACTCACCAGCTAAGAGAGGAGGTTGACCAGCATCAGTTGTTACTTCTACTGGAGGAAGCTCATTGCCATCGAATCGTACTGCAAGTTCTTTAGTTGTTGCCATTTTTGTTTTATCCTATTTCCTTTGTATTATTTTATCGAAATTAATAGAAGAATTTTTTAATAACCATTCTTTTTTTTGCCCGCAAGAAACTGCTCTTTAGAAATACCCAGACCACCAATCATGAATAAGTCTGACTCACTGAGAGTAACTTCTTTTTCCATTGGAATTACTGTCGGAGATACATCTGTATACTTCTCATTTGAAACATTCATAATTGGGGCAAGTTCAAGAAATCCTTTTAGATTCTCTGAAGTCATTGATAGAGCCCATTGCTTCATTGAAGGAAGTAACTTCTTTGCTTTAATTGCATCTTCAATCAATGATACTTTTTCTTTCTGGGCAATTTGTGCTCTGAGAGAAGTAAGTTCATTATCCTTCTGGGTTAATTGTTCGCTCAACATCTTCATTGATTCTTGTGCCATTTCTTTAGTACTTGAGAGTTGTTCACTAAGTACTTTTACTTTGTCATCAATTGCTTCGCTAAGTACAAGATTGTCTTTCTCTTTATATTCAGATTCAGCATTCATACCTTTACGATGCTCTTTCATTAGATCGGCCAACTTCATACTAAAAGTATGAGCTTTGGTATATAGGGATTTCATACCTTCATCAGAATGCTGCATGAGCATCTTGCTAAAATGTTGACCCATTGCATAAATGTAATCCATGGATTCATCTAAACTTTGAATGTGTTCTTTCATCTGTTCCTCTGGTTCTAATTTATTATCCACTACCTTATCAATAATAGAATCAGTAATTTGATCTAGAATCGTTTTTAGGAGGACTTCTAGAGCTTCAATGGCAGAAGGTTCTACTGATACTCCAGGCTCTTCCTGGATTGACTCAGAGAGTTTTAGATATTCATTTCCTTTCTGTTTAATCATTTTGGCTTCTTCTGATTCATCTTTCTCAAGTGAGTTGATAATTTTTTCTAATAGTTTTCTTTGCATATCTCAACTCTAACTGAAGACAGTTAGAGTTGGAACTTTTCTTGCGAGCTAATAGCTCGCAAGAAAATATAGAAGAGAATAAATAAATATTTTGGCTCTATAACTTGATATTTAATCTTGTTTTGTGACTTGGAATGTTTGGTGCGCCGTTAGGCGCAGTAAACATTCCATCTCTAGCCGTCTTCGGCTAGAGTTGAGATATGGAATTTAAACAATATCAACCAACTCTCTGTCCTACATACGTAAGAGAAGATGAGTTTAAAAATAAACAAGAAGAAGCATTTGGAGAAATGAAGGACCAAGTAAATATATCTACTCTAAATGCTATGTATAACGGATTTGTAGACACAGCTTTTGATGACTTTGCTTTAAATTCACTAGGTAGAAACTTCAATATTGATCGTTCTCCTTTGTTTAATACAGAACAATGGCGGCAGAAGTTAGGTAAAGTGTGGGATTTTTGGAATACATCGGCTACCCCTTTGAGATTAATTACAGAGATCAAGGAAGCATCTGGATTCACCAAGGTATATATACTTCCCCAATATCTAGAAACGCTTCCAGGAGTGTTCTCCAAGACAATACCTGTCAATGATTTGAATCCTGTTATAGAGAGTATGGGTAACTTTTGGTCTAATTTCTGGGTAGTTGTTGATCTTCCCCATGGCTACTTACCTATCAAATGGGGAACTCCTAGTGCAGGTAAGTGGGGAGTTGGGCCTTCCGGTATTCCTTTGAAATGGGGAGGTTTAAGTGGAAATCAAGATCTTCTTGTTTATCTGACAAAATTAATAAAGAAGCTAAAGCCTGCGTGGTCAATGTGTAGAGGAATCGTATTCATATTTGATGCTGGCGCTCCTTTATGGGGCGGGCCAAAGTATAATGACGGTACGTTGTGGGGATGGACACCCAATTCATATGGTATATATAGAATTTTAGAGAACTGGGAATTACCTGTATCGGAAGAGTAGAAGTTACTTTAATCTTGCGAGCTAATAGCTCGCAAGATTAGTTCCAACTCTACTCGTTAACGAGTAGAGTTGAGATATTAATCACCTATCTTTACTGTTTGGCTGCCGTTAGAAATAACTCCGCCACTTATGGATATTAGTGGAAGAGTTTGAGATGGTCCTCCATTAGCTGGTGCATATGTAAATGTAACTGGAATATTAGTCATACCCATAGGGATAACACCTGATAAAGTACCAACATTCACTGGATCATTTATTCTAGCAGCACCTTTCATAACAGAACTTTCTGTAGTTACATCACTAAAGTAAACAGTTACCAGATCTTTGTTGTTATATAACCATCCAGAAATAATAGGATTTGTTGGACTTCCATTTAAGAACTCCAAGATACACTTGGCTCCTGGCTTTACTTTTACTTGCATATTTGGCATTGGATATACAATAGGAACATTTTTTAATCCGCCGCCAAAAAGATCTTGGATTTCACTATCTGGAATTACAGATACATTTCCATTGGCTGTCTGTTCAAGAACTGAAACAGAATACTTCGTTGTATATACTATTTCTTTCATATTGGATGCCATATTTCTAGTACTGATATACTCTGGCGGCAAAAAGGATAAAATAGTAGTTGCAGTCTCTGAATCAACTGTAATTGTAGTTTTTCTTACTTTTTTACTGTCAATAGTAAATCCCGGCTCAAATAAAATATCCATCGTATATATATCGTAGTTAGTCATTTCTTTGTCTCTGACTAAATAATTATCGTTCTCTATAGCTTCTGGATATTTGACTGAGATATCAGGATATTCTTCCCGGCCAATGTAAAGAGAACCATCAAGTTCTACTCTCCATATACCTCCGTCGGTAAGCTCTAACAATCTATCTAATATATCTGCTGAAGAAGCTTTTATCTTATCGAATCTATTGAATGATGTTGAGAGAATGTCCAATGAAGACTTGGTAGACAGACTCATATTGGTTTTACTCAGAATGAAGTTCACAACATCTCTAACAATGCCACCATAGAAATTGTCTGATTCTAAAATGTCTCCTAATTTATAAGAGCCGGCAGAAATAATCAGAGTCGTTACTCCAGCAAAAGGAACAATATCAACAATCGTACCTTTCAGCTCTTTATCAAAAAGTTTGATAGTAACACTATCACCTACAGTAGATGACACTTCCTCACTTATTCTAAGCTGGTCAATGTCCCAACAACCTCTAATAGGAATATCAAGACTAAGCGAAAGTATATTGTAATTTTCTTGGCCGATTTGAACTTCTAAAGAAGATGACATATCTCAACTCTACGTGAGTACACGCAGAGTTGGAACTATCTTTGCGCTTTTAGCGCAAGATTAAACTCAACATCTCTCTTATTTTGGCGCCAAAAAGAAAGAAGTGTCAGTTGTTTATGGCGGCCAAATAAAAAAGACTATAAAGAATCTATAGGTTAGATATCTAGAAAGTACCTCTATATATATACTCAATTGAAAAAAGTTTACTGAGGAGAAGTTAAAAAAGTTCGGTTATACATACGGGAGATTTGAAAAGTCATCATAAAAAATCTTACTTTTCAAATCCATATCTATTTCTTCTTCAAACGCTCTACAACAGGTTTCTCTTCTTTCTGATCTACCAGTACTAGAAGTACCTCTAAAACGCTTCCTAATAGCTTTCCGTTCAAATCTACATAACAATGCAACAAGCTTTGCTTGTGGGCATTGTTAACTCCCACCGACTTGACATAGATATGTCAAGTCTAGGGAGTTATTGATAGCAATCTGGATACGCTCTTCTATACTTTTTCTTTTAACTAGATCCATTGTTAGACCTTCTTCACTTTGTTTCGGATGTTAAAGATACTCTTTTGTCCTACATTGTCGGTTAAGTAGTACTCAAGAACTACATCTACTCCATTGTCATCCAGAATCTGTAAAGTAGCCGCTTCCTGATTGATACGCTCATTGTTTAGAAGAACCTTTCTAATGAGATCCATATCAACTCCAGAGATACCTACATCATCTTTATAAATGGCCGGAACAAAAGTTCCTGGAACGGCTGGAGAAAGAGTTACAGAAACGAATCCTACGATATCTAGAACAGTAGATGGAATGGTTAGTAGATACAGACCAGGGCTGTTTACTGAATCGATCTCCAATAGCTTCCCAGTTAGAGAATAGCTAGTGGTTGTTCCATCAGCTTTGGTTACATAAGCAGATGAAGAAGTAAATGAAGCGGGAGTTAAAGCAGTAACAGGTACATTTGCTGGGCTAAGAATAAGAATGGTTACTTTGGTAGTTGTTAACTTTTGCATAACTCAAAAGTAGCTGAAGACATCTACTTTTGGTACTAATCTTGCGCTAAAAGCGCAAGATTAAACTCAACTCTATGTGACTTGGAATGTTTGGTGCGCCACTAGGCGCAGTAAACATTCCAACTCTAGCCGTCTTCGGCTAGAGTTGAGATGCTAATCAATGAATCCTCTTACAAATAAGTTAAGTTTCGATGGAGTTGCCATAGCACCTGGACTTATTATTTTATATTGACCTGGAGATACTGGTAATTCTACTGGTGTTGATATGGTATTTATTGAAGGGACAAATCCATCTAAGCCAGCAGCAATAAAAATGTTAAATCCCGCAGCACCGAAGTAACATGTATTACTTATCAAAGGTTCACCATTATAAAAATTAGCGTTACAAGTAACTATTTTAGCGAAAGATGGAAGACAAATGCCCCAAGTAATGTTAGTAAAAACTGCCGCTGTACCATCTACAACTACATGAGTCTCAGTTGTATCTTTAGTATATTTGTAAATTCTTCCATCTTTCTTAAATGGTTGAATTTTACCTGTTGAATCAGTAAAAAAAGTGAACAGATACTTGTTGGTTTTATCTTGAGTGCCAGCATTGTCTTTATATAGAAGGTAAGCATGAGGAGCGCCAGTAGAAATAACGACTTTGGTAACGCCCGCAGTTACATTTGCATATACATAATATCTGGTGGTGTTAGCAAAAGCTCCAGCGGGTACTAGATTTGCCGCTGAAATAGTAAGAGGAATATCTTGTCTCATAAAATGGTAAGTAGTTCCATCATACAAAGGTGCGACGAATGGTTCTACTACGATGGTAAGGCCATCAAATGAATATGCTTTTATGCCAGAAGTAGTTGGATTTTTTATTGCCGCCTCAAGTAAATACATATTTCTGTCATAAATACCTATTTCAAAAGTATTAGCAGAAGCCGCAATGAAAGGATCTCCATCTGTAGGTAGTATTACATAAGCGGGGTAAGGTACTGGAGGAGAGTAGATATTTGGAGGAACAGGCATATTATTCGTTAGTCTGGGTCTATTGAAAAACATAACTCAAATCTACTGGAGTACCAGTAGATTTGGTACTTTTCTTGCGCCTGGCGGCGCAAGAAAATAACATAAACGAGTTCTTTATTTGACATTTCCTTTCTTTTCTTTATCGGGATGTTTTAGTACGCCGAAGGCGTATTTAAACATCCCAAATCTACAAGTACTCTTGTAGATTTGAGGTATGAGTATTCCATACGTAGGTACATCAAGTTTAACTACCACAATCCAGATTCCACAAGACTTGGATAATGCAGATGCTGCTTCGGTAAACCTTTCTTCTAAAGCTGAGATAGACAATCAAGTAGCTCTTCTAACAGCTTATGGACAACTTATGGCTTCTACATGTCCAATTAGAATTGAATCAACTGGAGCCACGACTTTAACAGTTGGACCTATTCCTCATGCCTTTGTTCAAGAAGGCGGCTCTTGGATTGTTGTAAGCACTTCTGTAGCAACCAATTTAACAGCCGCCGATGTAGAAGGAGGAGGTGGATTTGGAATGGTGCCAAAATGGTATTACATTTATATATATGCTTTTGGCGGGCTCCCTTTCTTCCAAATTTCCCCGTATCCTCCAGACGGCTATCTTCTATATAAAAATGGCTCGTTTGCTTACAAATTTCTAGGTTCTCTACGTTTTGATGGAGTTGCTATAGAGTCTTTCTTGAAGTATGACGGAGTTGTAATTTATAGAAACGCCGCATTATCTATTGGATCAGGAACCAACAGCACAGTAACTGCACTTGCTTCTAATATAAAAATTCCTCCCACAGCCAGAATAGGTAAATTTTCTACTTTAGTGAATACTACTTCGGGCGGAAGTGGTGGAGAGATTCGTTTTCATCCTAATGCTCCATTTGAGCCTACTGAATATATTTCTTTCATATATCCTGGCAACAATCTACTAAACATTGTCTTCGATTGTGCTGTTAGTAATCTACAAGTAATCTCTTACTCAGTCCCAGTAACTGTAGGTCCAACAACGATGACTTACTTCTGTCTTGGATATTACGAATAAGAAAAATAAAAAAATATTTCTCATAATTTATGTTTTTATTTATTTTTTATTTATGAAAGTTAGATTTAGTCCTGAAAATTACGCCAAGTCAGATCAATTCGCCAAGAACATTGGTATCAAAGTCCTCTCACAACTGAATAAATACGAAGGTATTTATTGGGACTCTGTAGAAGAGAACTCCAACAAATATGGCGTTGATCTTCTTCTGAAGAAGAATGGTGTGCTTGTTGGATATGCAGAGTGTGAACAGTCATACAATTGGAAGAGTGGAAAGTTTCCTTTTTCAGATACTAGAATTGTAAAGAGAAAGAATAAATATCTAAGGTATCCTCTTCCAGTGTTCTTTATTAGAGTCAGTGAATCAGGTGATGGACTTCTTATTTATTCCGCCGGCAAAATAAATACCCATGGCTACGATGTAGCTGTGAGTAATTATAGGAATGATGGGGAAGTAATGAGGACGATGAAGGTAGGAAAAGAGAACTACATAAAGGTACAGTGTTAAAATGAAAAAATTACTGTTAGTAATGTCTTTTTTAACTTGTTGCTCCAACGAACCAATTCTTGTAGATGAGGGATACGGTATTTATTACGACCAACTTCTAGAAAGTATTTGTACTAATGATAAAAATATCTGTATTCCAGTGAGAGGTAGTGTATTGTTTTCAGATGAAAATTGTTTGAATCCTGAATACGGACTAGATCCTAATTATATGGAATATAGAAGTAGATACATCTCCGACAAAAATAGGTATTTTGAATTAGGTATAGAAGTAGAAAATACTTTGGATGCGATTAAATTTTCTGGAGAAAACTGCGAAAAGTTTACCTATAAAAAAGGGGTAAAAGCGTATAAAGAAATCGCAAAAGAAGTTTCAGACACACTTTTTTATAAATTCTAATTATTCTCTGTATCCAATCCAATATAAACCCGCTATACATTCCCCCGCAGCAACTCCTCCAGAAAACTTAACTTGGTAGAGGAAAAAAGGAGTTCCGATGGCAGGTATTTCAAATCTAGAGATACCTATAGCATCTGGTGTACTTTTTCCTATTGTTGCGAAGGTGTTAACTGTCGATCCTTTTGGTTTAATTTCAAATGTACCGTTATTCGCTGCGTTCGTATTTGTTAACGAAGCAAACATCTTACATGTTACGACAGTCGTCGGCAAAAGAGAAATAGCGACATCGGTATCTACAATGGCATCATATGCACCTAGACCACGTTGTACAACAAAGTCATATTCTCTATTAGCCATTGCGAATGCAAGAATGGTTGGACCAGCGATACAGATAAGAGAACCAATATATCTATGATTGTAGTGAGTAATTGCTGCAACTACGGCCCAAGTCTTCGTAGCATCAGGTGGATCAGTTCTTATAATTAACTTGGTGCTATTCCCTGAAGGGCTGTCGTAGATAGCGTATACATAATAAATAGTGTCGGCAACGTAACCTCCGCCTCCAACAATATCTGCTGCTGTAATGTTGGTAGAGGTTGTTTTAGATAGACAAGTGTAATCTAAGTTCGCTAGCAAGGCTGATTTAGACGCCCACAAGCCATCAAATGGATGGACTGTAATAGTTGCTCCATCTAAACAAGACATGCTTAACGAGGGTTTTACATACGGCATTCTATTGAGAGTGCTATAGAAGTTATTCAATAGCTTCTGATAAGGTTGATTTACAGAAGTTTGATCTACGTTGTCTACAGAATCTTGAGGAACTTGGATAGTTTTAGTTAGATTGGCGATGTTTGTATCGGCGTTTAGTGAGATAGGCATATCTCAACTTTAACTGAGTACAGTTAAAGTTGGAACTTTTCTTGCGCCTTTGGCGCAAGAAAATATTGAGAAGACGCAAGATTAGATTGAATACATATTTCGTCGTTTTTCTGGATCTCTAGGAAGTGTAGAGGGTATTCCTTTAAGTTTGTGAGGAGGATCACATTCACGTTCTCCTAGTACATAATATGAATACATCTTTCTAAGCTCAAATTCTCTATCAGTCTCTTCAAGATATGGGTTGTCTCTAAAATCCATTCTGTTTCTCCTTCTTTGGATAACCTGAGACAGCTTCAATTACCCAGTACCAAGCAATAACTACCCATTTATTAATCCACTCAATGCTCAGCCATAGAAGGCCACCGATGAAGATGAGCCAGAAGTACCAAAGAAAACCTTCGTAAAGACCTTGAAAGAAAGCGACGATTAGTTTTTCCATAAATAAAAGATGTCATGAAAGTGAAAAGATGGGAAATAAAAAATAAAAATAAGTAAAAAAAGTTTGTATAAATATGTTAATCATTTTAATATTCTTGCATGGCATTACTAACAGAAGAACAACTCAAAGACTATTTAGACCAAATCAAACCAACTATTAAGAGCGAACAATGTGAAAGTGGAGAGTGTGGTGAGTGTAAGAAGTGCGTCAAGATACAGAAAAGAAAAGCCTATTATGAAGCAAATAGAGAGAAGAGGATTGCATATACCAAAGCATACAATATGGCCAAAAGAGTTAGAGCTGGTAAAGATCCAGTAGGTAAGAGAGGTCGTCCACGTTTGCCGCCAGAATTAAAAAAGAAGCCAAAGTACAACTATGTAAAGAAACCTAAAAAGGTAAAGAATGAAACTCTGGCTATTAGAATTCCTGTGGCTTTAAAGAAGGAGTTAAAAGAGGTGACGAGCAAAGAAGATAGATTGAAGTTGTTTCAAACCTTCGTCAACTTACTGGTTGAATACAGGAAAGAGATTACTGACAAAGAATAACCAATAGCTTCTCTATATCCTCCATCAGTTGTTCCTTCCTTTCAAACTCCATTACATCTTCACTTAAATTTACCAGCGGCTGAATATCATCAGTTGCTGGTAAGTTCGTTAGCGCAACATTTACAAGTCTGGTTACATAGTTGTTTTTATCCAACTTAATGACTGGAGACAGATATCTATATTCCTTTTTCTTTAGATACTCAGCTCCTCTATCAGTCCACTTAATATTCGTCATGTAAATACCATCTTCTTTCATATCTAGATCGAACCAGGCGGCTGCTATACCATCTTCAGGTGACTTAGGATTAAGAGAGGCATGATTGAAGTCTATAAATAGATCTGTGCCCTTTTTCATATAAGTAGTAAGTACTCCTTTGGCCCTTGGAATATCTAGATGATAAGTTCCTTCTGTAGTATTTGTTGGGCCGAATTTTAGTACTAAGAATTCTGTAGGAATATCAACTTCGGGAAGTTGAATATGATTCTGTAATGTAACTGTCTTTAACATATCTCAAATGTAACTGAGTACAGTTACATTTGGGATGTTTAAATGCGCCTAGCGGCGCACTAAAACATCCAAGTAGAAACACAGAAAGAATACCGAAAGGTGTGATTAAGAGGAGAATTAATTGGTGAATGTTAAATGAGATAAGTCTCTATTCATAAAGAGTTGCTCTAATAACTCTCTGTTCTTATTCACTTGGTATCTGAAGGCCATTGAATGAGAGACACTTTCAATTTTATACTCTTTGGCGGCAGAAATAATGAACTCTTTGGTTACTTCAGTAGACTGTTCTCCAGTCGAAGACCAAGAAAGACTGGTGAAGATATCAAGTTCTAGAGCCATTTCATCAAAGGCATTATTTAGTTCGTTGATCCAATATTCTTTATTGGCGTCGAATTTAATAGAAAGTCCATCGAACTGATAGAAGGTAATATGAAAATCATTTGTACTATCAGTAACTTTGAACAGAGAGTGAATCAACTTTAGTTCGTATGACTGACATACTCTTGATAGTAGAGACAGAATATTTTCTTTTGTGACGGCAAATTTAGTTCCAAAACAATCTTCGATTTCACCAATATTCATATGGTAGTTAATTACTTCCTTTCGGGCCGAAAGAATATCCTTGATGAGAGAGATATTAAGGAATTTCTTACCCATTCCCATACCTAGTTGGCTGTCTAATCTCTCTTCCAAATTCTTCTTGGACATACCGTAAACAAGTCCGTAAGTAGCTTCCTTAATGTACTTCTTGGAATCTTCTCCCTCTACTTGTAGGGCGTTTTGGATATAGGACCAGAAAGATTTACCAAGTGATAGAAACTCCTTGAGAGAATCAATGTTCCATAGCTTCGCTACAATGGCTAGATGAAGATTCTTAGCATCACATTCGACCCAATCTTTTGTTAGGGCCTTTCTAACTTCCTTCTTTAGATTTGTGATATTAGCGCCATTTCCAAAGAGTCTGTCGGTGTTACCATTTCTAGAAGGTCTATAGAATACTTTTGGTTGATCGGCGATTGCATTGAGAATATTCAACTGTTGTTCTCTTACTTGAGCAGGAAGAGTATTTACTACTTTCATAGTACGATTGATGGCGTCTTCAGACAGTAAATCTTCAAAATGACCTACTGGTAATTCATTCATATATTGAGCAATTTGTTGGCCGAATTTGTTATCAAGAATGTCAATAATTTCAGAAGCTTCCTCTTCTAATTCCTTTAGATTACTTGTTTGTTTTCTTGCTGTATGTAGTTCGCCAGTGACGATATTTACTTTTTCATAGCGGCTTTTTTTAGATAGCTTCTTGTTCTTTTCAATGGTTAGTAATTCTTTAATTTCTTCGGGCCAAGAAAAAGTAACTTGGCGACAGAAGCCATCAGCAATCTTAATCTTTCTATTTGGATTACTATTCATAACGAGGCGACCTTCTTTAATTACTTCATACTCATTTAATTCTTCTGCCGTCGCAAATTGACCAGGAGAATAACTATAACCAGCAGCATTTACGTATAAAGTAGCAACTCCTTCAGGTAGCAGTTCTAGTAAGTGATTTAAAATTGGACCAGCGACGAAGTGATTGTCTTTGAGCTTTTCTACTTTGTTAGCAATTCTTGCGACCATTTCTTGGTTGAACATCGTCGCTCCAGTTACTTTATCAATAAAAGTAGAGAAGAGAGCTGTTTGAAGGAATCTTTCATGAGTTCCTTTTTCGCAGCAATTGTAAGAGAAACATGATGGGAAAATGGTGAGGAGCTTCTCTCTGAACTCTTTGGTGACTAGCCTCTTGAATGTTAGTTGGTTATTCATGATCTTGAAGTAAATATAAGTACTTAATTAAATCATGTCAACACTAAATCTCACTTTTTTTAAAAATAATTTATTTATTTTTATTTTTCTCATTTTAATGATTTTTTAACTTGTTGAAGTAGTAAGTAAGTATAGGTATAGGTAATATAGATACCTACTAAAACATACCTATGCCTACATATAAAACATGATTGGAGATTGAAAATCTCCCGAGTGTATAACACAACTTTTTGAGGTTCTCCTCAGTAAATATTTTTCATTTGAGTATATATATAGAGATCTAGAAAGAGGTATAACCTATAGATCTCTTATCTAACTCTTGAAGTCTTTTATGGCCGCCAAAAAAATAATTAAATGTAAAGAGTTGAACAAGTTGTCTTTTCTTCTAACTTTTTGCGGCCAAAGAAAAAAGAAAGAATTTGATAAAAAATACTTGCTAAGGAAGAGAAAAGACTTATACTTACTATGTTGTTCATGATCACCCCGGCTAGGTACTCTTAATGGTGAGAGATACTTAGACCGGGGTTTTATATTATATAGCGAAGATATTCGCTGCGCTCACACCTTCGCTATCAATAACATCCCACTGAGTACAGCGGAATGTTATTGGAGGAAGACTTTATATACTTTTTGCCGCTAGAGAATAAGGTGATCACTTTATAGAAGACCTTCCCTCTGATATCTATTCAGTAGACTTTCTGTATTCACTTTTCTTTCGCCGCTAAAAATAGAAGGCTGAGCTAATTTATATTTCAGATAATAAATAGCTCCACTAAGAGTATCTACAGCATCATCATGAGTATTTTTATCAGGGAAGCTGACAAGTTGATGAATCACTTCATTTATATTCTTCTGCTGTAGATATTGAATACGGCCTTCTTTAGCCAAAGGTGCCACAGATGAAGCTCTATCGATCTTAGAAGCCCTCTTATCATCTACCAATACTCTCCTACCTGTTTTCTGTATAGCTGCCTTGTAGATATCAAGGATTTCTTTTCCTGATGATCCTGGCTCTTTCTCTATGATTACAGTAACTTGTTCTCCATCTTTTTCTGCCGCCAGAGAAATAATCTTTAGAACATCAGCAGGTTCAGGCTTCTCAAGTATTGTATCTTCGATAACAAAGTAAGACTCAATACCAATTTTATAATGAGAAACTTTCATCCCACATAAATAGTCACCTTTTTCTCCAGAACATGCTTTGTCCCAATATCTTACAGATACTTTAGGCGTAGGTACTTTATCTACGACGGAGAAATAAGTCTCTTTAAAGAAAGCGCCAGAAGAATGTTTCAATCCCCAAATACCGTCAACTAACTGTGCTCTCAATATAGGATCATTTAGTGAAGTAGACATTTTCTCTCTATTTTCTGGAGAGATATCATCAATAAAGGTTTCTATAGCAGCGACGGAGAAAGTACCTTTCTCTTTACTCACTTCTAGTTTATCATTTTGCCGGCTGAAGAATAATATCTCTCCGTTATTTACTAACTCTCTATCTAAAGGAACAACACAATTAGATATCCAATATTTATATCTATCGAGCACCCACTGTTCATGCGCATCTCCAGGGTTGGTAGAAGATCGAACTCTCAAAGGTATATTGGTACTTGTTCTCAGACGACTACAAATAAAATCATAAATAGCCTCTGAGAATTGTGTCAATTCTTCAAAACCTACAAAGTGTAACTCTGTATATCCTTTATACTTTTCTTTATCAGAATCTTGTTCACATCCACCAAACTTAATCTTCGCCCCAGAGGGAAAAGTAAACTCTTTCTCTACCTTATTATACTGAACAGAAGGATAGAAATTTCTATACCAAAACATTGCTGAATCAATAAGTCCACTTCTAGTCAGAAGTACACTCTCTCTTCTAAGAAAGATTCCTCTATATTCAGAACGATCTACAAGAAGAGTTCCATCTTTCTGAGGGCCTAGAGAGGATATAATGAGTGCCGATGTTTTTCCCGTAGAACTGGGACCATATAGACATATATCATAGATGTTCTCCATATCCTTCCTCAGCATCATTCTTTGAGCTTTAGATTTAGGTCTATAGTCTGTCATTTTGCCGCCTAAGAAATATCCTCATTGTCGTCGGTATTCATAATAATTCTAGCTTGAGTGGATTCAGATATACTGTTTATTTGGGTAGTCTTTCTACTAGATAAAGCGGAAGCTTTCAAACTAGTATCAATCATTTTATTTAGTGTCTTACAAAGCTCTCCCAACTCTCTCAGATTTGGTTTTTCCTCCTCTTTCATCTTCTTTATGGCGGCGTATAAAATACTAGAGACATCTTCTAATACATCTTTTTGCCATTCGACATTCACATCAGATGTCTCTATCATCACACTCTGGCTCTTTTCTAATATACTCCAGTCTCTAACCATTCTCTGGGCGGTATAAATAGTACAAGATTCTCCATTGTCTCTTAAATAGTCATGTATTCTTTCAGCGCACCAGTTATTGCTTCTATCTTCAGCTCTATGTTTTTTATACAACTGGTAACATTTATCTTTTAGTTCTGCATTTACTGGCTTACTCATATAGTAACTTTAATCTTCTTCGACTGAATTTGGAATTTTATAAAAACCAATTTATATAAAAAATTTTATATTTTATTTCTATCAGATCATACCTACACGTACTTACACATACCTACTAAATTAATTCTTCTAAGATGGAGTTCTTTTTGGTTGAGGTTGTGTTTTAGGTTTCGTATTCTTTGGATCTTGCGAAGGAGGAACTGCGTTGTTATCTCCATATTTTTCATCAGTTGCTATTGGTCCATTATCATTTTGCTTTGGCGGCTTTATATTTCTTGTTGCTGTTTTCTTAACAGGTACTACTTCTACCCAGCGGCTTTTGTATATTGTTTTTCCTCCTTCGTACATTGGTCCTTCAATACCTTCTAGAATAATATTCTTTACCCCTCTAGAAGTACAGGAGGGATTAATAACATTGAAGCCATTATCAGGAGCCTTTACTCCTTCTTTTTGTTCAAAAAAGTCCAGGATTTCTTGAAATTTTTTAATGTCATCATCATTAAACAAGTGGGTGTCTATAGATACTTTTGCTAGATGAATACCTGTAGCTACTACTTGACTACCGACTGATGTTCTTGGTGTTTCCTTTGTTATTTTCTTTTCTCTAGTAATAGATACAGTATTAGAACCCGGAAATACGTATCCCCCGACACTTATTTTGTTATATGGAGATATTGTGGCAGCACTAGTAATCTTACCAGTGGAAGGATCAATACTAAAAGTAGGCTCAAATGGAGCATTTTTTATTAGACCGTTGTAAGAAGATAAATTTGAAGATGGATTTACTGTGCCCAATCTGCTGTCTGTATCAAGATTGGGATCGAAGACTATCGTACTCATATCACAAGTCTACTGGAGTACCAGTAGACTTGGAACTTTTCTTACGCCTGGCGGCGTAAGAAAAGATCTCAGAGAAAGCACAAGTGCAGAATTAACTCCCAAGTCTGGCGGCGTGCAAGAAAAGATCTCAGAGAGAGCACAAGTGCATAAGTAGCTCAGAAATAGACGCAGAGTACCATTACATTTGGAACTTTATTTGCACGCTCCGCGTGCAAATAAAGTTCATTGGATTAGATAGTAATTTAACGAGTATTTAAATTAGCTATAGTAAGAAATAATCCTTACCCAACCTGCTCCGCCATCTCCACCTTTACCAGAAGCAAAGCCATTTAAACTAGCTCCACCTCCGCCACCTCCGCCTCCATTAGAACCATTGCCACCATCACCACCGGCAGTAGTCACAGAAGAACCTCCGCCACCTCCTCCTCCACCTGGGCCTAATGGAAACATTGGGGCAGACCCATTAGAACCGTTTGCCCCGATAGCCCCGCCAGCAGCTTGTACGCCTGGTCTGGAAACTGGCGTAGCTCCAGTTGACCCGGCTTGATCAGTAACTCCATCATGTCCTCCTGCTCCCCCACCACCTCCGGCTGCCCTACCAACACGATCAGCATTAAATGGAGGATTACCATTTGTTCCTCCAAGACCGCCACCGCCTCCATTAAATGTACCAACAGCATCGCCATAAACCTGATATGGGAAGGCTGTTGTTCCTCCGTCTCCTTTTCTCCCACTTCCCGCAATAGCTAGAAATGTACCAGAGCCTGACTTCCATATATAAGTAGTTCCACCATCAGTACCACTGTTGCCATCGGTATCATCTACACTTACAGCAGCACCTCCTGTACCTCCTGCACCTACAACTACATCGAATACTCCAGATACTTCTGAGGCTAGTACATCAATTTCTGTATATGCACCACCTTCGCCACCGTTACCACCAAAGTTCATAGCAGCAACTCCACGTCTACCCGAGCCACCTCCACCTCCTCCTCCAACTAACATGAGAGTGTGTCTTTTGGCAGTTACATCAAAGGTATGTGTACCACTCACTGTAATATCTGTGATTATTGGAGGACCACCTCCACCGCCTGAAGTTGGATCTTTTTCGATTAATGAAAAGAAAGGTGTATTCGACATTGTGTTTCTCCTCTAAATTCTAATTAAGTATTCGCCAGAATACTAGAAACAGTAACGACTCCAGTGCCTGTAGTTACTAGATAGGCAATATAAAGACCATCAGGAGTCTTTGGCATTACATATCTTTGGGATTGAATACCAGAATCAACAAGTGGATCTAATGCGACGGCAGCTAATGGATATTTTACCCATACGCCAAAGTCAACATTCCAATAAATGAGTGAACAACTAGCGGTTGATGTAATAACTTTCATAGTCGCCAAAATCATTGAAGAGCCACATAGAAGTGAAGGAGTTGTTCCACCTAGAGAAGTTGGAGCTGATACTGGTAATGATGTTTGAGCTGTTAAAATCATATCTCAACTCTAACTGAAGACAGTTAGAGTTGGAACTTTTCTTGCGAGCTAATAGCTCGCAAGAAAATATAGAAGAGAATAAATAAATATTTTGGCGCAATAAAAAGTTATAAGCAAGTATCATGCCAAGTCATATTAAAGTACTTAATTAGGTATTTTGGAGATTGAAAATCTCCCGAGTGTATAACAGGTGAAAATTACTTTCTCCTCAGTAAAAATATTTTACTTGAGTATATATATAGAGGTTCTTTCTAGTAGGAATCCTATATAGACTAACTATATGCCTACTTTAACTCTACTTTCAAATAATCTTGGCGGCTTAGGTGAATCTCTAGCAACTATCCAAGATTTGGATAATCTTCTTTTACCCAGAGATTGTTTGGCCGCCGAAATAATCTCTAGAATCATTGTAAAACCTTCAGGATTACTATTACTTGGTAAGACCCTTACCTACATTGTCACAGTTGATGGCGAAGCCAACGTACCTCAAACATTTACTTTTCCAGCGAATTACACAACCTTGGACCAAGCAGTTGTTGCAATTCAGATGAATGATGTCGTTGCCTCAAACGCCGCTGGTAAATTGAAGCTATCTACAATCAAACGTGGATATAGCCAGGGGCTTCGATTAATGAAGACAGGTACTGCGAACCCTCTACTAAACTTTGATGACCTTCTAGATACGGATCGTAGAGGTTCTGGATCTATTACAGGGGAGTTTTCTGATGATGAAAAGTCATATGCACTTGTATCAGCAACTTCAGTTGCCTACTCTTACTTACAGCGTAGATATAATTTCCCTCTGAAGAACTGGGGAATGGATGTTATAGATAATGTCTGTGCAATTGCTGCATATAAATTGGTCTTTAGACAAGGATACTCACCAGAATCTGGATCTTATGATGCCAATTGGAAACTTCGTCATGATCAGGCAATTCAGTGGTTCTCTGAAGTAGGTAATAGAAAGATTCATCCTGTTATCGAAGCCGGAGCTAAAAATGTACCTTCTGCTAATGATGGCTCTATTAGTACAGATCCTAGAGGATGGAGAATTGCCATGGGTCTTTGTGACTCAGAATCATATTAAATAGTGAATATATTCGCTGCGCTCATATATTCACTATCAATAACATCCCGCTGGAGTACCAGCAGAATGTTATTGGGGCAAATTTTTTATATAACTTTCTCTTAGGTTTAATCTTGCAGCCTTATTTATTGGATGTTTTAGTGCGCCGCAGGCGCATTTAAACATCCCAAATCTGGCTGTACTCAGCTAGATTTGAGGTATGAGTACATTAACTACGGATTATGGAAAAGATGTTCGCATCGGGAAAATTGTAGGCACAGCATCGGGCCTAAGAAATCTAATGGATGCTTGTGTTAGGAGATTATCAACTTCAACTGGCTCTCTCTTTTGGAATCCAGAATATGGATATGATGTCAGAGCTGTTTTAAATAGTGAGATAAGTGTGGAGATTCTGAAGGATTTAGAGAGCCGGGTTGTATATCAACTTGAGCTAGATGAAAGAGTAGATAAAGCAACTTGTGACGCAACTTTTGTATTTCCTACTCAAAAATTAACATTAAGAATTTCTATTACTCCAGCTCAAGACAAAACATTCACTCTAGTAATAGGTGTGAGTAAACTTACAGTGGAGTTGTTAGACTCATCATTGAATACAGCATAATTATTGTAACTTTTGGGGATCAACTCCCCCTTTATCCTGCCAATAGTAAGCAGTCGCACTTACAGGTTTGTTGGCTATGGTTTCATTTCTTTTTACTGGGCTGACTGCTTGAGCTTCGCACTTACCAGTCTTTCTATTGCAGTAAGTATTTCCTTCGCATGGCGGGCAATCTTTGGCTTCATCAGCAACAATAGTTGACTGATTATTTTGGCGCTGTAGAATATTTCTACCTGATTTGATGACGATAATTTCATCAGGCTGGCAAGAAACAGCCAATATAAAAAAGAGAGTAAAGATTTTATTCATGGTCTATTGTATCCTTATTTTTTAATAGAGCCCTTAAGGTTTCTACTTGTTTCTTTTGTTGGTCCAAAATAATTTCCAGATACATATTTTTTAACTTGGGAATTAACATAAACCAAATAAATAAGATGACCAAAATAGAGATGACGAAGGCAGATATATTTAATCTAAGAATTGTTATATCTCCTCCATCATCTACGACTTTTTGTATGAATGTATTTGAGAACATTATATTCATATCGCAAGTCTAGCCGAGTACAGCTAGACTTGGAACTTTTCTTGCGAGCTGTTAGCTCGCAAGATTAACTCTTACCTCCTGACATTCTTAAATTTTTAGCCGCTCTTTTGTCAGCTTCTGTAGTTTCTTTTACTTTCTTAGCGACTGTATTCGCTATATGTACAGCATCTTTTTCTGTGGCGCTGCCTATGTTAACGGTAATCATTGTAGGACTATTTATTGCATCAGAAGCCCAAGGCTGATCAGCTTTAGCATTATATTTTAGTTGATCATCGAAAATCTTTTTCTGTTCTTGAATACGGTCTTCGTGTGCTTTTCTCCATTCTGCTTGTCTTCTAGATCTTTGCTCCTCTATACGTTTGTGGATACTATTAAGCTTTTCAGTATCCTCATTGTTGGAGGACGAACTTCCACTAACGTAGTCTGGTATTTTATATAACATATCCGCAGTACCTGTAGAGACTCCTTCAAGTATTTTCCATACAGAAGGAACGGACTTTTTTATACCTCCAGCGATGCCAAGACCAATTGTTTCTCCCAAAGTTACCCATACTTTTTCTGTAGAACTAGATAATGTGACGTTACCTGTCATAAGATCTACTAACCAACTCAAAGAATCATTAACTACAGCGCCGAATTTTGTAATTCCTGGTATTAAGGTATTTTGAAAAAGACTTCCTATTTTCTCATTATCTAGTTTTTCTAGAGGAGCCAACATATTATCAATAGCTGCTCTGATAGCATTTCTAGTATCCTGAGACATAATATTTTGTGTTACTGAGTTCAGAACTCTTTTTAACTCACCTACTCCTGGTATATTTTCCCAATCAATAGCTACAAGAACGTCTGAAAAAGAAGATCTAAAGTTACTTACAGCACCAATTAAAGATCCTTGAGCGGCACCCATAGTAATGTCACCTATATTCTCCATCTTTAATCCAGCCTTTAAAGACTTAATAAGTGCTCTTGTTAACTCTCTTCCTGTCAACTTACCATTCTTTTTGGCGGCTTTAATAAGTTCATCAACCTTGGTGATACTATCCAAGTCCTTGCCATTCATTCCAAGTTGCTTGGCAATTTCTCTTTTATATCCAATATATCCTCCGCTGATTGATTTTAGTAAATCAGACCCTGCTTCTAGCATTCCTCCAGATCCTGCTTTCTGGAAAGCTGCTGTAAATTGCTGTTCTAACTCTGGGAATTGATATAGAACGTCTCCTCCCAAGGTTAATACCTTCTTTACATCTTCCCAGTGTTTAAAAGAGGTACTGAGAGCATTTGCCATATTCACCATAGGCCCGGTATCCATAGTTGTTTTACTTGCAAGATCAATGATCTCTTGTAACTTACCTGTTCCATCACCAAATGCCCGGCCTAAAGAGAAAACAGATCGTTCTCTGAATTGCATGGCATCTAGCGTCATTCCACCAAAGTCTTTTAGAACATCCATACCTTTGCCGGCAATATCAACAACTGAAGAAAGACCCATAGAAAGTCCTTTTACAGCAAGTTTGCCTATTTCAAACTTTTTATAAGTATTTGCTAAAGAATTAACAGCCTCAGTAGTCTTCTTTATTTGATCTGTTTGTTTCTTGAATATATCGTTAATAGATTTCAGTTGCTCTTGCATACTCTTTAGAGGCTTGTCAACCGCTTCTACTATTACTTTGTATTTGAAGATTTTATCTGACATATCTCAACTCTAGCGGAGTACCTCTAGACTTGGAACTATCTTTGCGCGCTTTGCGCGCAAGATTAAACTCAACTCTGTGCCTTGAAATGTTTGATGTGCTAAAAGCGCTTTAAACATTCCAACTCTGGCTGTACTCAGCTAGAGTTGAGATATGATACTGGTTACTTTACAAGACTTGATTAAGTCAAAAGGTTACAATCAACTACGAAAGGAGCTAAAAGCTCTTTTAACAACTTATGGCTTTTCTGGAACTGATTGGGATACAGGATCTGAATCTAGAGTCCTGTTAGAAGTAGAATCTAAGAGCTTAGAGGAACTGTGGACCATTGTATCCAAGATTGCTGAAGGTATGCACTTGGATACTTCAACCGAAGGTTGGCTCACTTTACTAGCAAAGTCTCACTACAACGTAGACAGAATTGCTTCAGAATTTACCAAAGGTACTTCTGTATTTACTCTCATCGGAAGTGGTTCAAGAACTATTTCTGCTGGGGCGATTATTGTTACAGATGGAAATGGTCACAATTATATTACCGATAACGCAGTTCCTGTCAACTTGACTCCAGCATCTCCCCAAGCCGAGATTCCTCTCATTGCCGAACAAGTAGGCGCTGCATATAACGTAGCTCCTGGAGTTATCACCAAGATTTATAGAGGGCCGGCAGATATCAGTGTCGTTAACCAAGGATTACCTACTCCAGCTTCAGTACTAGGTACTTATGGTTTCCCTGTGCCTCCTACAGGACCGTTTAATGTTAACGGGTTTTCTTTACACTTGCTATATACATACACTGGACCCTCTGGAACTGTTGTTGTCAACAACTCTTTAACCATTAACTTTTCAGCCAACTATCCAACGATGAACGATGTTGTTACGTATTTAAATAGCAATCCTTTTTTCGTAGCTCCAGAGGGTTTAACTGCTATAAACGACGGCGGCTGGCTAAGAATTAGTACAAAACAGAAAGGCTCAATACCAAATATAACTGTAGAGTTCCTTCCTCTAATGGGGTCGGCTAACTTACTTCTTGGGTTCTCTAATGTATCTGATACGAAAGCAAGTGGTGGATATACAACAGATTTCCCTGCCACTGTATATTCGGCCTATTTAAATCCTCCATTTAATGTCGCTGGACTCACATTAAATATTACTTATACAGACTACACAGTGACTATAAACTCAACTATAACTTTCCCTGCTACTAACTATCCAGATCTTCAGACTCTTATTTCAGCGAATCAAGCTCTATTTGCTTCTAAAGGACTCTTAGCATTTAACAGTGGTGGAAGACTTGCTATAGAGACTTTTAAGAAAGGCCCATCGCAACTTCTTATTATTCAGTCCACAGGAACTGCGAATACTTATTTTGGTTTTAGTACAGATCCTCTAGCACAAACGAGCGCCAATGGATATTCAAGTTGGATTACTCAAGAGGGAAGAGATGAAGAGCTAGATGAACCTCTAAGAAATCGTTGTAGAGTCAAATGGGGCATTACTGGTATGGGCACAAGAGATGCTTTTGAATCTTGGGCTAGAGAAGCATCACCAAAGGTAGCCAAAGTAGCTATATATGCAAATCAGCTTGCAGGCGTACCCAAGGCTGGAGCAGTGACAATATGGCTAGCTGGCCTTAATGGAGGTGTAGATGCTGCTACAGTGCTTTCTGTGTACAATTACATATTGCCTAAGATGCCCATTATGTCAGATCTCTACGTAGGTTCAGTAAATGCAATTACTCTTCAATATGCAGGCGTTCTACAAATTCTACGTAAATCGGCCACACAAGAAAATCTCACTGCTCTAAAGAATAAAATCACTGCTTATTCTCAGTCATTAAGAATTGGTGGATCTGTAAAAACAGAGACAATCAAATCTTTTATCTATCAGCAATTTGATCCTAGAGATGTAGTAAGTATTTCTTTAACAAAGCCGGCAGGAATTGAAACAACTTGTCAAAAGAATGAAGTGTTAGTTATTCAAGAAGACCCGATTCTTCTACTAAAAATGATTGCAGTTTAATACGAGCTATTAGCTCGTATTAAATAATTCCAACTCTACATATCTTATAATATTTTCTTGCACGCTCCGCGTGCAAGAAAAGTTCCAACTCTAACTGTCTTCCGCTAGAGTTGAGATATGCGAAACTTCACCATTAGTTTACTTCTCTCTCTCCTCACTGCCTGTGATCCAGCTTCTAGTCCTTGGTTAGCTGGGGTACCTGTCAGAGTTGATATCAACTCTAATATGCCTTCTGTCATATCTAAAACTGTATTAGAGAAGGCTGTAGCAGACAGACTTGGTCAGTTCGGCATGCAAGTTAAATCCAACACTACAAACACTATAACGATCAATTATGACAAAGATTGTAAGTGTCCTAATTGCAAACTAGCTTCGGGAACTACGACTGAACAGGTAAATGCCTACGTGAATAAGTATGATTTTAAAAACATCTATATTTGTCCTAATTTTCTATACAACATATCTGTAGAAGATCCTACTAGGATAACTATGATTACTGTTGGACACGAGGTATGTCATGTTCTTGGATTAGATGGACACACTGGGACTGGTCAAGGTAATTTATGCAGCCCAGGATTGAATGATCGAAAGAATTTGAATCCTATTCAATTTTCAAAGATAGATATGGAAGCTATATGCGACAGTGGCGGTATATTAAGTACAGTTTGTAATAAATAATAAAAATATTTCGCATAATTATTTATATTTTATAAAATATAAAGTATGCGAAAGTTCACCATTAGTATTCTCCTCACTATATTTACCAACGCTTGTGACGCTCCCTCTTCCCCTTGGCTGGCGGGAGAGCCAGTCAAACTACTTATTAGTACAGGCTTGCCAAAAGAAGTGAAACCAGACCTTGTAAGGAAGGCAGTAGAAGATCGTCTTGCCCAATTCGGAATGAAAACAAGCCCTCAAGGACGAAGAACTATCACTGTTAATTATGATCTTGAATGTAAATGCTTAACTTGTATAGTACCTGAAGGGGCGACCAAAGATATGGTTGTTGCGTACGTTGGCAAATACGACTTTCAGACAATTACCATATGCGGAAATATATTGAAGTGGTATCCAGATGAAGGCGATAACCTTGTGTATTCCACCGTCTCACATGAAATGTGTCATGTATTAGGCTTTAGCGGGCATAATGATAGTGATAAAGGTAACTTATGCTCCCCTTCCTATAACGACCACTGGAATGTACAGAAATTTTCCACACAAGATATAAAAGATATTTGTTCTTTTGGCGGCATTAAAAGTATATTCTGTAATCAGTAAAAGAGAAAATCACCATGAAATTAACACCAGAAGTATTAGAAGAAATTAAGAGTCAATATCCAAAGGTTATGGTTCTAGAGTTTGACGAAGATGATTACGTATTTCGATACATGTCAAGTATGGAATACAAAAATTATCGTAAGATTATGGAGAAATCACAAAAATTAGATAAAGTGGGTAAGTCTATAGAAATTGAAGAAGATGAGATGAGAAAATTAATACACGGACTTTGTGTATTCCCAGAAGCTGATGTATATCAAGCCGCTTTAGAAATTGATGGATATATTTATGAAATTCTTCCAGTGAATTACATATATCACTATTTTAAACGGCATGCAAAGGTAGAAGCAGAAACAAAGGTAGAAGGTTAATATGGACAAAGAACTAGAGAATGAGATTCTTCATCTTTGTATTGATAAAGACAAAGCAGTTATCTGCTTGGAAGAACTTATTTCTGTAGTTAAAGGTACTCAAGAAGAGACTGAGAATAGTTATCTTGGGCTTCTTTTTCTTGCAGATACTGTGGGTAAATTGAATCTATTTATCACTTCGTTCTTCAATTCTAATAGAGGAGAAAGTAAAGAACCTGTTATTAAAACCAAAGATGACTTCTGGAAAGACTTCAATAAAAAGACTCCAGAAGCTAAATCGAAAAGTGATTATGAAAATATGTGGGAAGAGTTTATGAATAAAAAGTAATCGAACACTTTCTAAATAAAAAAGCCGCTAGGAATAATTTCTTAGCGGCTTTTTTATTTTCACAGGGTGTCTTTTTTATTTGTTAAACGACTGATACACCATTCTGTGAGAGATTACAGAATACAAAATCATGCTTACGTCTTAGAGCGCCAGAAGCACTATGGCTATTACTTCCTGACTTAATAAAGCAGCCATATAGAACATCTCTGGCAAATTGTCCAGTTGGCGCAATAGGACCGTAAGAAACAGTAATGGTGAATGGAACTCTTGAGATACCAATGTTTGCCGAAGCTGCAAGAGCTTCACAAATCTCATTAGAGTGCTGTAGAGATACTGAAACAGAACCTTTAAAGCTTGCCTTACCCGCTGTATATCCTACAGGCACTGGAGAAAGACCAGTAAGCTCTTGCTTATCTACGTCCCAATCGTAATCAATGCTTTCAAATTGATCTTTTAGAACGATGGTTTTGTCAGTGGTAATAGTGAGAGTAATATCTTGAAAGCCATATACAACTCCGTTAATAAACTGTTGATAATCTAGTGGATTTGGGGTATTTGATAACATTTTCTTTTTCCTTTTCTGCCCGCCAGTTTATTAGCGGGCAGTTATTTATTACGCTCTCACAACTGGAGTGAAGCCTATGATAAGATCCAAAAATTTTGCATATCCATAAGGACGTACAGATACGGTAATCTTCATTTTCTGAGTAGATAGAAGGTTGATATTACGATCAACTTGTACCTGAAGTCCTACGACGTTCTGACGAAGATCTGAATATAGAAACTGGCTCACTTTATCCTCTGCATTTACAGCATCAATTTCGTAAATAGTTCCATCAGCGTTTACTCTAAACTCAGCATTAATAAACTGTTTGCTGATTACTGTTAATAGAGTAGCCGCTCTATCAATGACTCTTCGATATTGAAGGAAAGTATAATCACTGCCTGGAGTTGCAAAGGTACGACCATTGGTGATATAGAAACCAGGGATATTTTTAAAGCGGCGAAGAGTAGTAAATCGACTTACATCAAGTCCTGGCTTCGCATCTTCATCATGATAAATACCATACTTACCACTGTTCTCCGATGGAGTTAGGATAAGAGGAAGTGCTCCTCTAGCTACCTTACCTAGATCTTCCTGAATAGGAATGAGAGACTCACGGGCAGAAACAATATGGGCACAGTTACGGATATTATAATCTCTGTTGGCAGACGAATAGATATCCGCTGATCCAGCGTTTACAGAGACTCTGTTACTAGTAAAACCTACCCAAGCTGCAATAAGAGCATTCATCCAAGCATCCTCAGTCTCTCCGCTGGCTACTTGAGAACCTGTATATTGAATCAGAGCACCGCCAATAGCAGTAGAAGTACCATCAACCTTTAATACAGTCTTTCCTTTGATCGACTGAGTAACGATCATATCTCTAGTTGCCCCTTCGGGTACTATACAAGTTAGGCATTTACATT